CTTGAACATGGCCGCAAGCTCCTCCTTGTTCTCAATAAACGCCATGAGAAAACGATTCATGGCGGTGAAGGCCTCTGCGGAGTTGATGCCACCTCGGGTCATGGTGGCTATCCCGGCCGCTACCTCATCAAACTCAACCTTGGCTGCGGCGGCAGTTGCGACGGTAGCCCCGAGGTGCTGTGCCAGCTCCCCGAAAGTGGTGACACCAAGCTCAACCGTCTTGAACAGGATGTCCGAAACGTCCCCGGCCTCAGAGGCATCCTTGTTGTAGGCGTTGAGGATGGCCGTGATTGCCTTGGCTGCTTCCGCCGTGTCGGAGAGGCCCGCCTTGCCGGCCACCGCCGCCGCCCGGAGAACCTGGAGACCTTCCGCTGACTTGAAGGAAGCGGAGTTGATGTTGTAGAGGGCCTCAGTCATGCCCTTGGGCTGCATGGCAAGCTCTCGGGACATCTCCAGGACCTGGGCGGACGTATTCCGCAGTTGGCCCTCGGTCTCCTTGGCTATTGTATTGACGTTGCGCATCCCCGCCTCAAAGGAGGAGAATTGCAACGTTGCGGCGGTGGCCATCCCTACGAGAGGGAGGGTGACGGCGGTGGTCATTCTCCGGCCCATCTTCCCCAGCTCATCCCCAAGGGCCTTGCTGGAGCGGGCGAAACGGGTCATGCGGTCCTCAGCGGAGTCAAAGCCCTTCTTGAGCTCAGTCCCGTCTGCGGTCAGCTTTATCTTCAATGAACCGAGGTCACCACCTGCCATCACGCACCTCTCAACTCTTCTTGGTTTTCACGCCCAACACTGAAAACCACTGCTGGAACGTGGCCTGTATCCGAGTGTCTCTCTGGACCTCTTCCCTCTTGCTTATCCGCCGGGGCGGGCGTGGGGGCCGGATATAGTCCCGGACCTGCTGGCGGATGAAGCTGAGATAGTCCTTTGGGTCCACCTTGCTCTTTGAATTCATATTCTGGATACACGCACATAGAACCGCACAGCGCAGGTCCGCTCGGGCCTCTGGGTCTGTGACGTTCATGTACGCTTTCCATCGGGTGAACTCCGTGCTGGTTATCTGGGCCTTCAGCGTGGATACAGAGGGCTGACCGAGGAGGACAGCTAGCCGCATCCAAGCTAGTTGCTCTCCTCCTCCTCGGTGGACAAGTTTCCCTCCGCTTTGGCCTCAGCATCCTTCCCGATCCCGTTCAGGTCTTTGGCTTCCATGAAGAGGGCGTGCACCACACGGCCGTTCTTCAGCCGGAGGGCCTCAATGTCCTCGTGGGTGAAGAGGAGCTCACCGCTGGAGTCACACAGCGTCCGCACCAGCAACTCGGGCTTCATGTTCTCCCCGTCCACGTTGCCATCCCCGTCTGTGTACTCGTCAATAGCGTCCACAAACTCCGCCCGAGTCTTGCCGTCCATCTCCCTGATGAAGATGGTGCCACCCCACTCGGGGACGGGGCGGGGCTTGATCGTGCAGTCTTGCGCTGCCAGGATTGATTCTCTATTCAGTGACTGTTCCATGACTGTTCTACCTCCTTGTTGCGTCTCAGGGGTAGCCCCGGCCCGCCGTGAGCCGGGGCTCCTTCCCGTGTTCCATCGGTTACGAGACGGCCCCCGTGACCTTGATCGTCACTCGGGCCGTCATCTTGTTCTCCAGCTCCCCCGTGGGCTCATAGTTGGTCAGGAAGCCCGTGAAGGAGTCCGTGGGGGCTCCGCTCCCGGACCCGTAGGTGATCACCCATGCCTCGGGGTCCGAGTCAATAGGCGGGGAGGTTGCCGGGTTGTGGTGGATCGTCACGCGACACTCCCCCCAGTCCACCAGCTTACCGGGGGTGAAGGTGTGTGCGTCCTCTGTGGCCGTGTGTGACGTGTTGATCGCCACTCGGCTCGGGTTGGGCGGATCAACCGCAACAATCTCCGCAAGGAAGCTGCTTGCGCCGCTGATCGTCACGCCCGTGGTCAGTGTTACTGACATGTGCCTTTCTCCTTGTTCTGGGCGGGACTACTCCGCCCCGTTTTCCTCACTGGGTTCAACCAGATCGGCCGTCAGCTCCTTCACCAGAGCCGCCGCCGTGACTCCCAGGATGCCCTTCCGCAGGACCTCCTGCCATTCAACCTTCAAGCAGGTCTTCAGCCGGATACGATCCGCCCTGGTCAGCCGGACCTCCTTGTCCAACACCAGGCTCCGATCCCGGAAGCCGAGCCGGACCCGGAGGCCCTCCTTGTCCGTCAGCTGGCGGTCCTTGAAGAAGTCCGCCTCGCTGTACTCGTAGCTGCGCCACCCCTGCTCCTCCAACAGAGCCCGGACCTTATCCTGCGCCTGCTTCACCTTGCCTTCTTCATTGGCCATATCGTGTACCTCCTTCTCAGCTGGCCTCCTGGCGGTGGACCCTCACCGTGAAGGTCCAAATGTGTCGGTCATGCTCGTCCATCTTGAGCCACTCCGGCTCCGTCAGAACTTCAAAGCTCATATAGCGCATTGCTGCGTCCCCGGAGGCCCTCCCAGGTAGAGACACAGGCCCCGCCTTCTCAAGCACCTTCTGTATGGCTCGGGCCTTGTCTCCGGCCTCCTCCTCAGTGCGTCCCCGGACCCGGATGCTGACGGAGGGGGTCCGGTAGGCCGGGAGGCTGATGTTGGTACACCTCTGCGGGGGTCCGCCGGGGAGAGCGTACAGGGTGACCATCCGATCCGGGGAGGGGGCCTCCTTGTTCCGGCCGATGGCCCACTGATCAGTCGTGGCCGAGGAGAGGTTGACCAGGGAGAGCCCTTGAGCAACCCAGGTGGTGACAAGCAGATATTGCAAATCTTCATGTACAGACTTCATCATGCCACTTTCGATGCCTCCGCTACATCCTGCCCAATCTGCAGGAGATTGCCGTCAATAGCGTTGCGGAAGTAGTGTGCGCCTCCCCCTCCGCTCTGGGAGTGATCGGCCTCATCATCCTCCTCAACAAAGATTGCATAGAAGGCGGTGAAGCCGAGAATCACGGCGGGCTTGAACTTGTTCAGGGGAAGGGAGGTCTGGGCCTCATTCACTATCTTGATATGATCCTGACCCATTTGGACCAGCTGCTCTGAGGTGAGGACCTCTACCCCCTGGGCGTCCTGGGTGGTGAACTTGGGCACACCATCCTGTAGTCCGCCCCCGCTCCACACAACGAAGGCGGAGGCCTTGAGATTGCCCGTGTCCACTGGACAGCCCTTCTGTGCCGCTCTCTTGATGCGCATCCCGGCCGCTATCAAGCCCTGGAGGGACTTGAAGGGGATAGCCTGGAGCACTTTGTCCAGCTTCATCAGCACGGCCTCAAGGCCTTCTGTTCTCATCCCAGTCTTCACAGGTACACCGTCCTCAACGTCTCGGTTGCCTTCAAATTGGGCAGGGCGTCCACCCGCTTGATCCTGAATGCGTTGGTCAGCCTCTGCGGGCCGGCAGTGATCTGATCCGGGGAGAGGTCCGCCTTGGCACCTAGCCGGAGCCATCCCCCGAGAGCCAGGACCCGATCCACGTACACAACCGCTCGGGAGATATGCTCCACCCCGGCGGTGTCTGTGAACCTCTCAGCCCGATCCTCCCAGCGACAGGAGATGTCTGTGGCGGTACCAAAAGCCGTCCCCCCGGTCCCGTCCGGCGTGCTGGGGGCCCAATAGACGGCTGTCTGTTTCCGCATCTTTGTGATAATGCCCATTACACTTCATCCTCATCATATACGGGGTCCATGGAGGTGATCGTTGCCGCTTTCCGGCCCTTGGAGTTGGAGAGGCTCAGGAGGGTCCCCGTGCTATCCAGCATGCAGGCCGTCTGACCGTACATCGTGACCTGGAGATTGAGCCCCAGCTTGTACTGGAAGGCCTGACCCACGCTGCCGGCCTTCTCGTTGGCCACCCGCATATCCCGTATCGCCACCATGTGAGCGGACAGCCAGCGTTCAATCTCCTTGAGCTGGGCCTCCCCGTCCGTGCCGTCATAGGCGTCCAGGTCCTCCAGGTGCTGAACCACGATCTGATTGGCTGCGGTACGGAAGGCCGAGAGGTCCGTCAGGGTGGCGTCCACCTCAATGATTCCCTTGACCTCATTGTCTGTGACTCTACTTGCCATCACTACCTCCAAACAGGCTCGGGTCAACCCACTTGTCAACCGCCTTCTGATCCCAGGCTAGCCCGGATGCCCGGACGGCCTCCCGGATCATACCAAAGTCCCCCCGGACAATGTCAGCGGGGCGGACCACGTACTTGTTGAGGGCACTCCCCTCCAACTCACAAAGCCTCTGGTCATAAACGCTGTACCACTTCCTCCAGCCCTCCCGGCTCCGGTAGGCCCTCATGAAACTTGCATTCAGGACGCTGGTCAGGATGTCCTCCGGGTCCCGCCTGACGATGATCCAGGTTGCCTCGGGGAAGGATCGGACCCAGATGGGCCAGGTCAAGCAGCACTTGACTCCCTTGAACACCCACGGCCCGCCGGGGTAGCCCTGGCGGTTGATCGCAGTCAGAATCTGGCCCGTCACGGAGATGTCGGGGAGGTCCTTCAGCTCGGGGAGGGGCCGCTGTCCCTTGGGGTCCGCTCCGGCCTTGGCTAGCAGAGGCTTGAGGACCCGCTCCCGAATGGTGATGTTCTCCATGAAGCCCTTGGGGTTGTCCGGGGTCCCGTCAAAGGTCTCCCCGACCCAGGCCCCGCAGTGCGCAAAGATACCCGTCACCAGACTGGTCCCGCTCCGGGCCGCTCCTGTCACAATGATCGGGCTCTTGAAACTCACTTCAGTACCTCCCACAGAGGCTTGATGGGGAAGGCCTTGAGCCTGCTCCCCGGCGTTGCATTCAGCACCTCCACCTCGGGGAAGTGCTCCTTCAGCCCCAGCTTCACGTGCTGGAACCACCTCAAAAACTTCTCATACACTCCATCGGGATTCTGGTCC